GCCAAGCTAGTGCGGAAGCCGAGGGTAAGACCAGACTGACCATGTCTATGCTGGAAGGCTCCAAGGTCGGCAAGGCGAGTGAATCCGACATCATGCTTGGCATTGGTAAAATTATAAGCGGAGAGGATGACAATGATCCGACCCGTTACATCACCGTTATGAAGAATAAAATATCCGGATGGCATGGCACGATTGTCTGCAATCTGCAGGGAGAGGTAAATCGATATGTTGTGTGAGAATGACCCCCTTTTAGTCGAAGCAATTGAAGTATTCACAGAGGCTGGCTTTAAAATCCTACCTAAACTAGGTGCGTCTATGATTTGGGTAAACCATCCCGAAAGTAAACACAGATATTCCTTCTATCCCACAACAGGACGCTGGGGCGTGTATGGTGGTCAGAGGAAACACTACCGCTGCAAATCACCACAAGATTTTATTAAACGGTTCGCGATGCCAGATATAATCGCCGCTCGGAAATCTGCAAAGGCGGTAGAACAAATAGACGCCGTCTGCCCAGAACACACAAAGTGCAGCGTCGATGAGTTCGTAGATTACATATGTGAGCAACTAGAGGATGGCGTACCTGCAGATAAACTCAAGAAGCAAATTCTCAGGGATTTTGCCAATGAATGATATCCTAGTTTTAGATTTGGAAACCACTGTTGAGCGAATAGAAGGCCGCATAGACAATAGTCCGTATAATCCTCGCAACAAGATCGTATCAGCACACTTCGGCTGGCTGGGCTGGGATGATGTGGATGATTACCAATGTCCAGTTTACTATCATGTAGAACAGCCACAATCGGACAGTACAGAGTCTCTCCGCGAGGCTCTCCGGACGGCAAGATTGCTGGTGTGCCATAACGCCAAATTCGATGTGTCTTGGCTGTTAGAAGCAGGCTTTGACGTGCCAGAAATAGTATACTGCACTATGATTAGCGAGTTTCTTCTGGCGAAGGCCCAGCGCAAACCTTTATCCTTGAAGGCTTGCGCAGAACGTCGAGGTCTCCGCAACCAGAAGAAATCAGACTTGATCGACCATTGGTTTCGGGACGGGGTAGATTTCTCTGAGATGCCACTGGCTACTATGCTGGAATACGCAGAAGCAGATGTCAGAACTACCGCTGAATTGTACTTAGCGCAAATGGATGACTTTGACGCGCAAGAAAATAAATCTCTTATTACTGCTCGCGACCAGATGAACGACATGCTTATCGTTTTGGTGGAAATGGAACGTGATGGCTGTGCCATTGACCTAGACGCGCTTGAGACTGTTGAACACGAATTTCAGCAGGAGAAAACACTGCTTGTGAATGACCTAACTCGCATCGGTGAGAGCGTGATGGGCGATAAGCCTTTCAATCTGAACAGCGGTGATGACATGTCCGAATTAGTATATTCCCGTATCGTTGTCGATAAGCCTCTGCACAAGCAAACGTTCAACATCGGAACGAATGATGCTGGTAAATCTCTACGACCACCTTTGATGTCAAATTCTCAGTTCTCTGACGCAGTTAGGGTAACCACCAAAGTGTCTGAGAGGACAAATGCTGTGTGCTGCAACGTCTGCAATGGCTTCGGATCAATACAGAAATTCAAGGTCAAGACTAAAATTAAACTGGGCAAGAAGTACCGCATCCAAACCGAAGAGCCGTATAAGAACCGCACTAAATGCCAAGCCTGCAATGGCGTTGGGGCAATCTACCAGCCTACTGGTCAGACCGCTGGCTTGAAGATGATACCCTTTGGTCCTGATTACGCCGCTGCCGGTGGTTTCAAGACTGACAAGGTAACCATCCAGAAACTCATAGAGGTAGCCACCCGCAAGAATAAGGCAGTGGCAGTAGAATTTTTAACAAAACTATCCCGATTGTCTGCTGTCACAGTTTATCTGGACAGTTTCGTCGCGGGACTGAAAAGAGGAACTCGCAAGAATGGAATACTTCATGCAAATTTCAATCAATGTATCGCTAGTACTGGTCGCTTGTCTTCTAGCAATCCTAACTCTCAAAACTGGCCCAAAAGAGGCTTCCCTGTACGCAGGGCTATTGTCAGCAGGTTTGATGATGGCAATCTTATCGAGTGCGATTACTCAGGTCTAGAGTTTAGGACGTGTGTGGAACTCAGCCGTGACGCGCAAGGACTAGCCGATATCCTAGAAGGCAAGGATATCCACGCCCAGAGCGCGAGTATTATTCTGCAAAAACCTGCGTCCGAGGTCACTAAGGAAGAACGCCAAACTGTCGGAAAACCAAACACATTTTTACCCCTTTTTGGAGGTACCGGATATGGCTCTCCAGAACACGTCAGAGCATACTTTGGTCGTTTTTATCAAATATACGAGGGCATCCATGCTTGGCATAAGCAACTGCAGACCGGAGTACTAAAAAATGGAATAGTGCAGACGCCGTCTGGGCGGCAGTACTACTGGCCCAATGTAGTAAGACGCAGCAACGGCGGTGTTAGCAATGGTACGCAGATATTAAATTACCCAGTGCAAGGCTTCTCCGCTGACATGGTTCAACTAGCATGTATCCGAGCATTCCGACTATTCAAACAGTCTGGTCTGAGGAGTAAAATGATACTGACTGTGCATGACTCCATAGTAGTAGACACACATCCTGATGAGACTGAACAAGTCAAATCCATACTAGTCGAAGCAATGACCCGCATAGATATAGATATGCAGACACGCTACGAATATAAACCTGTAGTACCTTTCGATGTAGAAATAACAATGGGAAAAAACTGGCTTGATCAGGAAGAACTGTCGTTGACAAACGCCACTTAGTTATGGTAAAATGATAGTTCAAATCAAGGAGACAAAATGTCTGATATAATTCCCGTAGAGGGCGGCATGACGCCAGATGAATTGGCTGATATGCTAGGTGCTGCAGATGCACCTAAATCGGTTAGAATACCGGCCTTAAAGATTAATTCTCAGGGCGAAGATACAGGCGGCAACCAAATTCCGTTGGGCGCATTCTTTTTAAATACTGATGATGAACGTGTCTATGCCAAGGACGGCGTAGTGCTTCATGCTCTATCAAATCACGTACAGTATATGCACTGGGATGATGGTAGGCTGGTCAATAAGTCCAGACTTATTATCAATAAACGAGATGAAGCCCGTGATCAACTAGGTGGCACAATGTGCGGGATGCCTACCTATGAGCAGTCGGTTCAGATGACTCCGGAGCAGCGGAAAGAGTACGAAGGCCGTGATCGATATCGTGTGATACGTGGTCTAGTATCATACACCGGCAAGACGGCTTCCGGAGAAACACGTACCATAGAAAATGAGCCGGTGATCTTGTCGCTCAAGCGCAAGAACTACGGCCCGTTCTACCATGATGTTATCAAGCGCATCCCGTCAGATGGTAAGTTCTTTAATTACCGACTGTCTCTAACGGCTGACAAACAGACCACCGATAAGGGTGCTAAATACTATATCATGCGGTTTAGCCCCGATCTGCAGAATAAGGTCACACTAGATCAGAAACTGTACGACAGTATGACTGCAGTTGCTGGCATGGTGAAGGCTGAGAATGAACGTATAGATCGATCATACTTCGATGCGATTGCCCGTAAAGCAGACGAGGTCGAACAAGACCGAATTATGGAAGAGGTTAATACCTTAGAACACGACTTTTAAAAAGTGGGTGTTATAGTTGGTATGACCAATGAGGATTATCACGCGACTGCTGATATTTCCTCGACCACAGTTAAGACTGTCTGGAAAAAGTCTCTGGCTCACTGGAAGGGTCAGAAATTTACCAGTAGCCCCGCTCTCCTCATCGGCTCTGCATTACATGGCATACTGTTAGAGCCGCATAGGGAGATAGCCATTAAAGGGCCGAAGACCAGACGGTCCAAGGCTTATATTGAGATGGAGCAGGACTTAGGTCCGGATCAGGTGCTGCTGACCGAAGGCGAGTGGTACATGGTCAAGGGGATGGCTAAGTCAGCAATGGCTAATCCGGCCTTCCGGAAGGTGCTTGAGCATCCAGACCGGCAGAACGAGGTGTCAATCTTTGCGGAGTGTCCCAGTACTGGTATTTCTGTCAAAGCTCGGCCTGACTGCATGGTCGAGGGAATTGTCTACGATGTTAAATCTACCATCGACAGCAGTCCTGACGGCTTTTCAAAAGAGTGCTGGAAGTATGCGTATCCAATCCAAGCTGCTTACTACTTGTACGTCTGCAAGTTGGCTCAGATCGACGTGGAAGAGTTCTCCTTTCTAGCAATTGAAAAGACGGCTCCATACGTTGCCCACCAGCACGTTGTAAGTCCGGAATTAATGGACTGGGCGCATGAACAGGTGATGGCAACTCTACGCCGGATAGCGGACGCCAAGCAGTTAGACGATTATGGAACTGGATGGGGTGACTTCACCCTGCTTGAGAAACCAAAGTGGCTATAGCAGTCTCGTCTGCCAAAGCCAAAGGTCGGCGTCTCCAGCAATATGTCAGGGATCAAATTTTAGGTTTGTTTCCAACGCTAGAGCCGGACGATGTCAGATCGACAAGCATGGGTGCTGGCGGTGAGGATGTACAATTATCCCCCGCTGCCAGACGCCTATTCCCGTACTCAGTCGAGTGCAAGTCAAACAAGTCTTTTGCCATCTACAAGATCATGGAACAGGCCACCGACAACTGCCCAAAAGGTGCCACTCCGTTGGCAATAATAAAGGGTGATCGTCAGAAGCCACTGGCTGTGATTGACGCGCAAGTATTTTTCAAACTGACCAAAAAAGGCCGATAATGGATATCGAAGATTTTGAAGACAATTCGATGGTCATTTTGATGACTATAAATGAGGAAGATGGTGGTTTGGACCTCAAAGTAGGTCACTCCATTGCCGACGATTTTGATGACGAAGAGAAGTCGTTTTATCTAGACATGCTGAATGGCATCATCATCAACATGCGTGAGGGCATCGACAAATTAGCCTTCGATGGCATGGTTGCACGGCACTTAGCCAAACTAACCGGTCAGGACATTGATGGTGACTTGTCTGACGATATTTCCAGTGATCGACATGCTGATCTCCTAAAAGAAATTAAAGACATTGCCCTTGGCCCTGACGGCGAGAATGTAGTGACCTTCAAAAGGAAGCTGCACTGATGGCTAAGTGGTCAGAGAATGAATGGCACCAAGCCGCAATCGATGGGCCAAACATGGTACATCAACCGCCGCATTATAACGAAGGTACTATTGAATGTATTGAGTACATCCAAGACTTCCTAAACAAAGAAGAATACATAGGCTACCTGCGCGGTAACATTGCTAAATACCAACACAGGTGGCGGTATAAAGGCGGTATACAGGACTTAAATAAATCTCGTTGGTACTTGGACCGGTTAATTTCCGAATTGGAGACTGACCAGTGATCACGCAGCAAGATATCGATGATGTAGCCGAAGTGGCTGATCCAATCCCACTGAAAACACCACTAGAAATGGTTCGCCAGTTTGCCATGATCATGGATCATCCACTGGATGAAAACTGGCGGTTTAATCGTGAACTGGAAGACCTCAGATACCGGCTGGTGGCAGAGGAATTTGGCGAGTTTTCAGACGAGAGTGATGCTGGAAATCACCCTGCGGCAATGCTCTCAGAATTAGCGGATTTAGTTTATGTAGCTTACGGCTACGCAGCCACCTTTGGCTGGGATTTAGACGAAGCAGTCAGACGCATTCATGCCGCCAATATGAGCAAGTTAGGACCGGACGGTAAGCCGCTTTACCGGCCTGATGGCAAGGTTCTCAAAGGACCAAATTACAAAAAAGCAGACCTATCAGATTTAGTAAGGACCACAAATGAATAATAACTACCTACCTACAGACTATCAGACATTCATCGCAACCAGCCGCTACGCACGTTGGCTGGAAGAAGAAGGTCGCAGAGAAACATGGTCTGAGACAGTCGATAGATATATGAGTAATATCGTCGATACGTGGCTCAAGCCTGTCGATCAGGCAGAGATGCGTGATGCCATTCTCTCACTAGCCGTGATGCCTAGCATGAGGTCGTTGATGTGTGCAGGCGAGGCAAGTAAGCGTGACAATACTTGCATGTATAATTGCTCTTATTTAGCCGTAGATAGAAAAGAAGCCTTCGACGAGGCAATGTTTATTCTCCTCTGTGGAACTGGGGTTGGCTTCTCTGTTGAGCAGCAATACATCAACCTCCTTCCCGAAGTTCCTGACCTCTCGGAGTGTGAAACCACAATCGTTGTGAAGGATAGTAAAGAAGGTTGGGCAAAGGCTCTCAGGCAAGTTCTAGCACTCCTTTGGGCGGGTGAAATTCCACAGTGGGATGTATCGCGGGTACGTCCCGCTGGAGCGAGGCTGAAGACGTTTGGCGGTAGAGCATCTGGACCTGCGCCATTGGTAGATTTGTTCAATTTTGCAGTGGCTAAATTTAAAGGCGCACAAGGCCGGAAGTTGTATTCGATAGAATGTCACGACATTATGTGTAAGATTGGCGAGGTAGTTGTAGTCGGAGGTGTTCGACGCAGTGCCATGATTTCATTGTCTAATTTAGAAGATGACAAGATGCGCCATGCCAAGGCAGGCACGGGTTGGTACGCAACCGAAAAACAGAGAAATTTAGCAAATAACTCAGTTGCGTATACTGAAAAACCAGACATGGCTGCATTTATGCGTGAGTGGGTTAGCCTAATGGAGAGTGGGACCGGTGAACGTGGTATCTTTAATAGGCAGGCTTGCAAAGATTTGGCAGACAAGTCCGGACGCAGAAAATCTGACTATGCCTTCGGTTGCAACCCGTGTTCGGAGATCAGCCTACGCCCAAACCAGTTTTG